ACAAATCAGATATGATCTGCTGTGCTCTAGCGATGACCTCATTTGTTCTCCTGTCAGTGGGGCTAACGCCGCCCTGAGTATAGGATACTAATCGGTCATTCGTATCGGCGCACTGCTTCTCAGCATCCCACCACGATTGTACAGCCTGCTTACGCGGGTCATACGACGTTTTAAGATGAGGGTTCTTCCGAAGTGCCTCTGTTACCAGATAGTCATCAGCAAAGGTTGGAGAATCAAAATCCGGGATCGAAAGATCAAGATATTGATCCCACTCCTCAGCTTCGGCTAACAGGTAGCAGGTTAACGCGCGAGCAGTACCAACAGACTCGCACGTCCGCAAGAATGTCCCAAGCTCGACCTTGAAGGTACGAGCGGCCAGGTTCAACCTAGGCTTTCTGGTCATGATCAGACCCTCTCGTTAATAGAGAGGATCCAGATCACGGACTGCACCACGCACCAGCGTGTTCTGCAGGCCGTTCACCAGGAAAGCGAACAGATTCTTGCGTTCGGTATCGGTAGAAGCCACCGGGAGGATGACATCCACGTTAGCGCGAAGTACGTAAGCCGAAGTAGTGACACCGTTCACTGTAGTAGTGATCGGATACTCGACTGCGTACTTCGCCCGGTTGACCAGAGCGCCACCCGACGCGAACTTGTTCGAGATAGACAGTCGGCGGAAGCCGATTGCCACACCCGAAGTTCGATCGACGAAGGAAAAGGCGCCCGGAGTTTGGTTTTCCGGATTGAACGTAACGGCAACAGGAGTTGCTTGACCATCGTTGATGGTAATAGGGGCAATAGCCGCCATAGGTATAAAAGCCTATAATGAGATTGATAAGAATCAAGAAAAGCGCCCCTTCGCTAAATAGAGAAGGGCTAGACCATTGAGAATATGACCCAAGCTAAGGCTAGGTTTATACGCTAACGTAGAGACACGCGGAATTTCGATAGGCGCATTCCGAATATCGGTGCGCTTACAATAAAACGCGGTCCCGTTCGTTAGAGTATTACTATTGCCAAGCGTGGTTATAAACTCACTGTATCTAGTTGACTGCGAGTTAATAACCTTAAGGCTATCACAGATCAAGAGGTTGTCAAGTGAGGACAGTACGTCCCCAACGTTGAACCACCAGTCTATGACAAAGCTATAAGGCATTACCTCCCAGGCAACGCCGCGTGGGTTGAGAAAACCGTGTTCCGCCAGACAAAGGAGGAGTGCATTCTGATTCATATATGCTCTCCACTTTGTACGGTAGAATAGCTCGACTGTAAGGTCAGACTGCGCGCGCCCCGAATAATTCGTGGCGCTAGGCAGCATGTATCCTACATTGCGGTTCTTGGTTTTCCGTCGTATGACACCCTCTTTGAGCGGTGGACGCGCAACGATAGCAACTTTTAATTCAGCTATCGACGTGCCCATATCGTTCGCGAGAGGCCGAACGCCGTATTCCCAGGCTACACGAGACTCGGCAGCGGTGCGTTTCCACGACACCTTGCCGGCGTTTAGTCCGGTTTTATGGCGCTTCATCAAGCTCTTACCTCTTGACGAGACAATCTTAGCGAGATCGAGAAAAGTCTGAGCAGTTTCTCGATATTCGCCGAGCATGTTAGCCAAGTTGGTAGCCTCATTTTTGAGGTTGCCCCGAATACTATTATACATAGTTTCACGGTCAATAGAGACAACCGGAGTAGCTAATCTAACGTCGCAAGCGATAGTTGTATATCGATCGCGAACGCCGTAATTGGCATACAGGTTGATAATCGGGTAGTCTATATACACGTAGCTAATGTCCTTATAAGGACCTTCGCGCCATGTAAAGACACCATGATTCCATAGCTCCGAAGTAGTCGTACGCGAAGTGCTATTGAGGAATAAATCCACAGGTCGCACGCGACGAACTAGATTGTCGGTAGTCCGATTGCGGCGAAGTCCATTATACGTCGACGTAGAATTACCGTTCGGCGTCCAGCCATTATTGGTTGATAATGAACCGAG